TGAAGCGTTTCCATTATATCTATAAATTTTAATAATGTTGTTTCTACATCCATTTCAGGTCGTTGCTCAAAAAACGAGAGAATTTTATTATTTGTAATTTGCAACATAACTCTATTTAATATAAAATTATCACTTTAAATAACTTTCGCAAATTAAGTTCGCATTTATTTTTTTATATTATTTTTCTATAGTTAATATATATAGATAATGCCTAGAGCATATAAAGGAAAAGCTAAAGGAAGAGACCAGACTAAAGCTCTGCTTAGAGACTTAGATTTTATGGAGGAGGATGATGAAGAAGAACAGGAAGCTCCATCTTATGAAGCTGTAAGAGTTAAACTTCAAGGAAATACTAAATTACCGGAACAAGTTCATAATCTACGACAAAGGAGAGCTCCGCCTCTACTCTCTGATGTTGTGGAAGAAGCGCTACGTAAAAATGCTACACAAAAAAATTCTAAAAAGGCTATCAAAAAAAAGAACAACAACACAAGAAAAAAAAAATCGGAATCGGAGCAATCCCAGTATCTACGTCAACTTCATGAATATAAAAGTAGAAAATATGATGATATGAATGAACAAGACAAATATGGTTTAGATAAGGCAATAGAGTATCTAGAAGAAGAAGAGCGAGCAGAAATGGATTACGATACATACCTTGAGGAGCAAATTGACGATTTAAGAGAAAAAGAAAACAAAGATAATAAAAAATTTTTTATTCTTACAATATTTCACGACTTTATTGATGATAAACTTAATGAAGAAATAACATTACACCTTAAATCCTTGGATGATTGGATAACAGATACAGTATCACAGAGCCTTGAAGAAATGAAACATTATTATACGGATAATTGTATATCTAAACAAGCTAGTATAGTACAAAAACTAAAAGCACTAGGACCTGACGGAACAATTATGGCAGAAAAATATAAACATTTAACAACCCCATTTTATTATGACATGCAATCCATGTCCGAAGTTGATCATAGAAAACTTGAGGATGAAGAAAAAAGTATATGGAAGAAGTTCAAGGCATATGTTGAAAATAAAAATGAGAAAAAGAAAGGAAATAAAGAAGCAATATATCATATATTTACCGATGATATAGATCTCACATTACATATAAATACAGGTCCATGGAGACAACTATTCAGCGATGGTCACGCTTTTATGGATACTAAAGAAAAGCCTAAAACTATTGAAACATGTGGCAACCGTAATACTCCTATGTTGCCTCGCGATAATGACAAAAACTATTTCTGTCCTGCTTGTACAGAAAAAATAGGTTCTGAAGATGAAAAAGGCAAATTTGCTAAACAGCCAGGCGTTAGAGTGTCAGTTGATCATGTTGATCCCGTTAAACATGCGTTTATTACTTATAACAATGACGGATTATGCGAACAACTAACTATGACTTGTTATGAATGTAATTTAATAAAGTCAAATATGCCTGTGCAAAAGTTTATTTCTAAGATACATAAAGATCCTAGACCAGTTTATATGTTTAGAAAAGAAGATTTAGATGAAGAAAAATATTTAACAGGGAACAACCCGAATATAAGAAACAGTTACTATGTAAATAATATAGTAAGATCAATATTAAAGGGTGGTATTAAAACTCTTCATGAAATGCTAAAATCAGCCGCTCAAATAACAAGGACATATAAAACTGTGACAGAGTTTAAAAATAAAGAGATTCAGAAAATGTTAGAAATATCAAAGTTATTAGATGCGGTTCCAGCATTATTGATGTTAAGGGAAGCTAAAATATCGCCAGAATACTTACTAGGAATGGTAGAAACATTTATTTTTACTATAATGGATAGTGACCGACTTTCTTATCGTATAAGTTTTGACCAACTGACATATGTTGATATAGAAAATATATTAGATAGCTTTATTGAAAAATTTACTAAACTTGGTAATATAACGGATGATTCTATACTCTTGAGTAATTTATTGGACTATGTTACGTTTTATACAAATTTACTACCACGCAATAAATATGATTATACGTTATATAAAAATATTATGGTTTTGTTTGTTTTTCAATATTTAAATATTAACCATGATCAACCAATACCAATTTATATGTTTAAACAATTCTGTCACCGCATATATAAAACATATAGTGATTATGAACTATATGAATTTTGGGAGCAACAAGCTAGACACAGTTTTATAGCTGATCCCGGACACTTGTATGTAGGAACGGAGCGTTTCATGCCTGCCTCCACCTCATCTGATGCCCGCCTCCCCGCAGTTGATGAGGCGGCGGCGGCGAGGAAGGAGGAGGAGGAGAAGAAGGAGGAGGAAATGTCTGAAAAAAAAAAAGGAAAGCGACCAAAAGTTTCTGGTAAAGGTAAAACAAAAACAAAAACAAAAACAAGAAAAAACAAGCATATCAAAAGAAGATAAATCAATGTTTTAATTTTTATTTAAAATATTGTCAAATAAAATTAAAACTATTTATTAATGTTTTATTCATAGACTATTGGAGCGTTTCCATTATATCTATAAATTTTAATAATGTTGTTTCTACATCCATTTCAGGTTGTTGCTCAAAAAACGAGAGAATTTTATTATTTGTAATTTGCAACATAACTCTATTTAATATAAAATTATCACTTTAAATAACTTTCGTAAATTAAGTTCGCATTTATTTTTTTAAATTATTTTTTTATATTATTTTTATATAGTTAATATATATAGATAATGCCTAGACCACAAACATTAAAAAAATTAGGTCTTAAACTACGAGGAGTCCCCTTCTATCAACAAGTAGAAGCAGATAAAAAAACTAGAAAAAAAAAAGAAACGGATTATTCCGTGTATGCTGATTCAACAACTATACAGCAACTTGAACTCTATAAAAGTAGTAATTATTCAACCCTCGATGCAAAACAACAATACACTTTAGACACATCAATAGAATACGAAAAAGCTAAGCAAACACGAGAAAAGGATAACTCTTCATTCCTTGAAAATAAAATTGATTCGTTAAAAGAAAGAACAGAAAAAAAAGAATTTTATTTACAAAAAATATTTGACGGGTACATAGGTAAAGGACTTATAGATCAACACACGGAATCATTAAGAATATGGAAAGATTCTACAGAATCAAAGTCCCCACAAGAGATTAAAGTTTACTATGATTCTTTTTGTAAACCTCTACAACAAAAAATAATAGGCATACTAAGAAGAAGAACTGCTATATTTTGTAGTATCACCGTGCCGCCCGAGCCTTTCAATGGAGCATCTTTCGCACAAAAATATGAACATTTAACAACCCCACTTTATTATAGCATGTCTGAGATAAAGGCGCGACCCGATCTTACACCTACAGAACGCAAAATATGTACTAATTTTATTGAGCATATAAATTTAAATCCTAACAAAGTATATTATGTATTTACCGAAGATTTAGATTATATATTAAATATACATACAGGCATGTGGAGACAATTATTCGGTGATGGTCATGCGTTAATGCAAACAAGCAGGAATCCTAAAACCATTGAAACTTGTGGAAAGATAAATGCTACTGGTCCAACAACTGAATTACCAATAAAAAGCATACCACAAGGTGGCGACTTTTATATGTGTCCTGGTTGTATAAAAAATCAAGTAGGTACTAAAAATGCGGCAGGCAGTTTTGAAAAAATGCAAGGCGTAAAGGTAGCAGTTGATCACTGTTCTCCTGTTAAACAAGCATTTATTAATTATGGGGATGACGCATTATGTGCTCAACTAATTATGACATGTTCTGTATGTAATGGAGGAAAATTAGACGAACGCGAGGAAGAGTTTATTTTTAAAATACACAAAGATCACAGACAAGTTAGACTGTTTAAACAAAAGCAAGTCAATATCAATCCAGAAAGTAAGTTAAGTAAGTCAGACTTTGATAAGAGAAATGCTTTCTATGTAAAAATACATAAAGCAGCAATAAATAAGGGTGTTAATAATTTTAAGGACGCGCTTAGAAATGCGGGCATACTAACAGATACGTATGATACTCTTGTTGATTTTAAAGATAAACAAATTAGGGTTATGTTAGATGGTATGAGAGAATTAACAGAAACGATTCCGGCAATGTTAAGTTTAAATGGAGCCAGAGTAAGTCCTGATAAATTACTAAGTACGTTAGAATTATTTTTATATACTATAATAGATAAAAATAGAGGTTATACAGATTTTCAAGAACTGACATATGATAATATAGATTATATGATACAAGTATTTATTGAAAATTTTCTGCCATTTCCATTTATACATATAGATGCTTTGACAAATTGTGTTTCAAGAGCCATGACAGTATTAAGTTTTCCAGATAGCCAACTTTACCAGTTTTCAAAAATTTTACCCATATTTATTTTTCAGTTTTTAAGTGTTCCCCCCAATCAAGATATACCGATTACAAAATTTAAAAGTTTATGTAAATATATGTATAATACATATCTTAATTTCGTATTATATCAAATAGAAAAACAACAAAAGAGTTATACTATAGCATTTGATATAACATATGATTATTTAACTCCATTACAACCATTCGATACACTTGTATCTCCTTCTGAACGGGTTTCTGGTGCTGCCGCCTCTAGTCAATCTGGTCCAGGTGCTGGTCCCTCTGGTCCATGTGCTGGTCCCTTTGGTCAGGCAGCAAGTATTCTTGCGTCATTTCAATCTACAAAACAAGGCAAACAGCCTATGGGTAGAGGTAAAACAAGAAAAAACAAGCATATTAAAAGAAGATAAATATACATTTTAATTTTATTTAAAAATTAAGTCAAATAAAATTAAAACTATAAAAAGTTAATACTTGGACCGACATATTACTTTTTAATAAATGTCTACTTACTTTTCTCAGCTTTCCTAAATTTTTTACTTTTTTCAGCTTTCCTAAATTTTTTACTTTTCTCAGCTTTCCTACTTTTCCTACTTTTCCTACTTTTCCTAGCTTTCCTAGCTTTCTTAGTTTTCTTAGTTTTCTTAGTTTTCTTAGTTTTCTTAACTCTCAATGTTTGAACTCCTATTTTTGCTAATCTTGAGTTTTTAACTATACCAGCACCTAGTTCCGAATTCTTCTCTAAATGAACAAGAGCAGGATCTATGTCCAGAGCACTACTTGCTTCTAGTGCCATAGTTTCTGCTTTATCTAATTGAGTATCACCTGTGTTAGGAGTATCAGATGTTCCAGTATCGCTTTTTATTGCGTTTATAGTAATACGTATTCCATCAGGATAACCTAATGCCGCGTGTTGCGAATCTTTAAAAACCTCCTTAATACTATTTAATGAAACATTAAAATCCCTATGTGTTGGTGCTAGAATTAAACTCGAAGGGTTCATTTTAGCATTAGATTCTTTACCTGTTAACTGCCTTTTTATTTCTTTAAAACTTTCAATTAACAAATCCAATACGTTTTCTGTATTAAAATATGGACTATTTAGAAAATAATTTATTATATCAGATCCTAATCGTGTTACTAAACAGTTGTCCCCATATAATATTGTATTGAGTGATTTAAAATTACTACACACCGAGTCATATGAAAAATTTGGCAATGAACCTTGGTATGCTTGGTGATTTAATGCTGGTGCTCCACTAGGACCCAATTTATATTCATATTCAACTTTACCTGAATCATCAGTAGTCGCAATAATTGTTTCCCAAGCACCTATATATATATTCAAAAAATATGTAGTATTTTCTATATAGTTAATTATTGCTTCGGTTGAATTCTCAGCAGGAGGAACCTCCGCATACATAGTACCTTCTTTAGAAGCTTGCTTAAATTTTCCTGCCATATAAAACTTCAATGTTTCATCAATATTTTGTTCTGTTGCTTTGATAATTGCCTTTTTTTTTTTCAAAAGATAATCAAGATACAAGAAACAATCACTATCAAGTGGAACATCTGCTAAATCAGATTCTTGAATTATTTGTGGAAATAAGCGCCAAGCCCGTGATCCTATTTTTGACGCACAATCTGCTTGAAATTGTTTTAATTGTGACGCACTATACATTGGAATAAAATCAGCGCCACTATCTATTAATGTTTTTACTCTTAATAATAAAAATCCTGCGTGTCCGGGGTCTATTGTATATGTTGGGTCTTCTTTATTTAATCCCAATCTTGTAAGTGTAGTCATTACATAAGCCATTACAGAATCTAGCGAACTATCTTCTCTCGAAGATGGATGAATATTTGGTGATAATTTAAAATCAAAATCACTAATTTTACTTGTAGCTACATTATTTAAATTTTCTAATATTTCTGGGTTATTTACATTTGCTTGAATAAAATGTTTTACTATTATAAAACACAATACTTCTTTAGTAGTACCTGTAATTTTAGCTAATTCCTTTAACAATAATTGATTTGTCGGAGTTAATAACGAAAATGTTTTTTTTAGTATATCAATATATTCAACATTGCTACGCAAATCACGTGGGTCGGGTATAGAAAACATTGAATTTGCGTATGCAAAATAACCTAGTTCTCCTGGTTCTCCTGGTTCCGGTAAATAACTTGGTTTATATGGTGGATCTGTAGATTTTATATTCCAGTTCCAATCGGGATCATCATCGCCACTTCCTCGTACATTAACCATTCTAATAAATAAATCTATCATATTAACAATTAATTGCGCAAAAAGTATTATTATATTGCCTCCAGCAGCAGTAATTACCATTAAATTTGTATATTGCTGATTAGCCCATAATTCTTTTGATGAACCTGTCCCACCACCATTTAAAAAATTACAATATAGAGTAAAAAGTGTTTCAACTTCAATACATCCTTCACAAGAAGTTAAAAAAGAAAGGCGAATTGCTCTTTTATCTGATTTATCATCACTAGTAGTTGCTGCTATTTTATTTAACTCCTCTTTAAATTTTGTTATTGGCAAACTAATACCATATGTCATAACTGCTTTGTTATGAGCTTCTCCATGCTCATTATTGAAACTTGTTGCTGTTAAATCAAATAATTCACCTGAAAAAAATTTACCAACACTTATAGCGGCAAGGTCAGTATTAATATCGGTTTTAATATCATCCATTATATTATATAATTATATAATAAAATTGAATTTATAGTTTATTAGTTAACACACTATAATTTATATAATAAAAGTTATAATTATTAATATGTCATATTCAAGTGTTGCTAAATTTATTAACACTATTACCAATATTATAGGTAATGAAAAAATTATTATAACTGAAAATAATCATAAAGTTGGTAGTTTAATATGTACCCAGAAACCATCCATAACTATTAATGACTACATTCAGCGAATTTTTGAAAGCGAATTAATTGATGAGGAAAATTACGACGCTATTATTTTACATACTATAAATTTAATTCATTATTTAAAAACAAAAGGAATATATTTGAATAATTATTCATGTCATAGAATAATTTCAACATTAATAATGTTGTCAAGCAAAATTGTTGAAGAGTACCCACATTCTAATTGGTGTTGGGCAATATTATGTGGAGTTAGTTTAGAAGATATGAATATGATGGAGCGTTCAATAATGGAAATATTAGATTATAATTTACATATTGTTATTTCACATAAGCAAGCCATTAATATTTATAAAAGCATATACTGAAAAGCATATACTGAATTTTATAATAATTTTATAATAATTTAAAAATAATAGTAAAAATTGTAAATATAAAAATTGTAAATATAAAAAATTGAAGAAACTTTTTATATTTTATATTAAGCAAAGCAAAGCAAAGTAAAGTAATATGCCTGTACCTATGGGAATTCCTATTTGTCCAATTACACAGGATGTTATGAAAGAACCTGTTATAGACCGTGAAGGCAATACATATGAAAAATCAGCAATATTAAAATGGCTTAAATCTACCAATACATCTCCTATAACAAGAAATGTTATTAGTGCTTTGGAACTTGTTCCCAATAGGGCACTTATGCAATCTGCTACAAGTACAAGTACAAGTACAAGTAACAGTTCTCAAGAAAATATTTCTAATTGCTCTAAATGTAATAAAACTATGAAAGTGTCAAACTATAAAGGAGCTAAAGCACCTGTATGTTTTAATTGTAGAGACTGGTCTTGTAAGCATTGCACATTTATTAATAGTGCTACGCATAAAGAATGTCATATATGTGATAATCCTCGTTAAAGGTTCTTTTATATTAATTTATAATATGTTGTTTTTTTAGTTTTCTATAAAGTAAAATTTTTTTGAAAAAAGGACAAAAATAAATGTCCTATTTTACATTTCCAAAATACTTTATGGAATTTTCGCGAAATTACCATTTTTTAATAAACTCTTACCATTAGCATTACAAAGTTAGTTTTTATTCTCTTAAAATGTCCTTACCATAAAAATAAAAACATAAAAAAAATAGTTTAGGCATTTTTTCGGTAAGTATTTTATACTTACAAATGACTTACGAAATCTTGCCAAAAAATGCCAAAATTTTTTGTTGTGAAAAATGCGCATTTAATACGAGCAACAAATTTAATTATTTGAAACATTTAGACACTCGGAAACATAAAATACTTACCAATACTTACCAAAATCTTGCCAAAAATGCCACACCATTGTATGAGTGCTTATGTGGTAAAAAATATAAACATAAGCAAAGTTTGTATGCGCATAAAAAAGTATGTGTGCCTAGTGCAAAACTGTGCAAACAAAGTGTTGAAAATAGCAACATTGAAGATTATAATATTGATTTTAAAGAATTAGTATGTAAAATGATGACAGAAAATAACGAAATTAAAAATATGTTGCTAAAAGAAAATCAAGAATTGCGATCACAAATCAGTGAATTAATTCCAA